TTTACTCGCGCCTCAATGGAGCCGGAGGAAAGCAAGGCCGAAAAAGCCAACGACAAAATTGAGGGCCGCAAAGACGACTCGGAAAACATCGACGGAAGCCGCACGGTCTACCATATCTACACATGGCTGGAGCTTGAGGGCGACTCCCGCTCCGAGGGGAAGATGGCCCCCTACATCCTGATGATTGACAACCTCGAGCATAAGGTGCTGGGGCTGTATCGCAACTGGGAAGAGGGCGACGAGACAATGACCAAGCTAGATTGGCTGGTCGAGTTCAAGTTCATCCCTTGGCGGGGCGCTTACGCTGTCGGATTGCCTCATTTGATTGGTGGTTTGGCCGCTGGTTTGACGGGGGCGCTACGGGCATTGCTCGATTCGGCTCACATCAACAACGCCGCCACGATGCTCAAGCTCAAGGGCGCCAAGATCAGCGGCCAAAGCCAGCAGGTTGAGGTCACCCAGATTGCTGAGATTGAAGGCGCTCCGGGCGTTGACGACATCCGCAAGATTGCGATGCCGATGCCTTTTAATCCGCCGTCTGCGGTGCTGTTCCAACTCATGGGGTATTTGGATCAAGCGGCCAAGGGCGTAGTAACGACCGCGGAAGAGAAGATTGCTGACATCACCAGCAACGCTCCAGTCGGAACCACGCAGGCGCTAATCGAGCAGGGCGCTTCGGTGTTCGCCGCCATTCACGCCCGGTTGCATGACGCTCAGGGTCGCGTGCTGAAGATTCTTGGCCGCATTAACCGCTGGTATCTGGACGAGCAACGCAAGGGCGACATCGTTGCTGACCTTGACATCCGCAAGGAAGACTTCAAGAGCAACACCGATGTGATCCCGGTGTCTGATCCGGCAATCTTTTCTGAGACCCAGCGCATGGCCCAGATGCAGGCCGTGATGCAGTTGATGAAGGAAAACCCCGACCTATTCAACCGCAAGGCGGTGGTCGAGCGGTTCCTCAAGCAAATCAAGGTGCCGGAAATCAACGAACTGATGCAGGGCGTGCCTGATCCGGAAAAGCGCGATGCCGCCAACGAGAATGTGGCAATGGCAATCGGCCAAGCCGCGTATGCCTATATTGAGCAGGATCATCTGGCGCACTTGCAGGCTCACCTAGATTTCGCCAAAAACCCGGTCTATGGCGCCAACCCGTTGATTGCCCCGGCGTTCATCCCCAACGCCATCGAGCATATCAAGCAACACCTGAGCCTGTGGTATCTAAACCGCATGAACGGATATGTAAACACTGCTACCGGCGCCCGGATCACTGATTACGACGATCCGAATATTACGCCGAAGGTGGACAAGCTCTTTGCCGCCGCATCACAGCATTTGCAGTTGGACAGCGAGAGCGTCTTCAAGAACATTCTGCCGATCTTGCAAGCAATGGTGCAAGAGATGCAGAAGTACAAGCCGCAACCGCAGATGACGCCCGAGGCTCTTGTGCTGGAGAAGACCAGCATGGCAGAGACGGAGCGCCGCGCAGCGCGGGATCAGGCAGACATCGAGCTTCAAAGGAAGAAGCAAGAGGAGGAATATGCGCTCAAGGTGGAGGATTTGCAGTTGCGCTTGGCTATTGCCGAGGGCGACAACGAAACCCGCGAGCGCATAGAAGCGGCTCGGCTCAACCGCGATGCGGCCAAGCTGAGATTGGAAGAGGGAAGAACCCTTTTAACTGGAGGTAACTATGGCTACCAATAACCCGTACCACAACGAAGCCGTGCCCATGCACAAGCGAATCGCCGCTGGCGAGAACCTTGATGGCACATCCCTCAAATCCAATGGCGGTCAGCAAAAAGCCCCCGCCAAACCCCAAGGAGGTCTTGCCCAAGCGAAGAAAAAGTAATGGGACACATAGCAGACCTCATCGCTGGTATCAAAGCCTCACAGAGCGATATTGCTCTTTCCTTGGCGCGTGGAAATGCGTCTACATGGGAGGCGTATCAGCGTATGGCTGGTCAATATCAGGGGCTTGAACAAGCTCTTGAGATTCTCAACAACATTTTGAAAGAACCAGATGATGATGAATGAGCCGGAAGTGGCGAAAGCCACTGAGTTAGCTTGGGCTTTTCCGAGCGTAGAACCCGGTGCGAAACCTCTTGGTGGGCGTATTCTTGTGCAGTTGCGCCGCACCAAAAAGAGAACGACAGGCGCCGGGATTATTTTGGTCGAAGAGACCAAAGAGACTGAGAAGTGGAACAACATGGTGGCGAAAGTCATCGAGATTGGCCCGCTTGCCTTCAAACACCGAGAAACCATGTCGCCGTGGCCGGAAGGCTCATGGTGTGAGGCTGGTGACTACATCCGCGTTCCAAAGTGGGGCGGTGATCGGTGGGAAGTCAAAGTCCCCGGTGAGGACGACCTAGAAGACCCGGCACTGTTTATGGTTCTAAACGACCATGAAGTAATTGCCAAGGTCACGGGTGATCCTCTTGCAATGCGTGCTTTTATTTGAGGTGAAACATGGCAAATGAAAACGAAGTTGAAGAAAAGATTTTGGTCAAGGAAGAAGTCGATGGTTCGGTGACCGTTGACCTGCCCGACAGCATCCCCAGCCCAGATAACGACGAGGATGGCGGTGACGAGCCTATGGCCGCTGGCGGCGCTGCCGACGATGACGACCAAGACCGCGACGATGACACCGAGGCTATCCGGGCCGCTCGGCGAAACCGCCGTAAGGCCAAAAAAGAGTACATCAAGAAGACCAACGAGGAGAAGGATCAACGCCTGCAAATGCTCCAGCGTCAGAATCAGGAGCTAATGGAGCGCCTCTCCAATGTGGAGCGCAAGACCCATTCGGCTGATCTGGCCCGGTTGGACAAGGCTATTGAGGACAAGGAACTGCGCCTCCAATATGCCCGGATGAAGATGTCCGAAGCCACCTCCGCGGGTGACGGAGAGGCTTTCGCCAAGGCCCAAGAGATGTGGTACGAGACCCGACGCGAAGTCGAGTCGATGAAGTCCCTGAAGGACAACGCCGTTCGCTCCGCCAATGTGGACAGTCCGGCAAATAGCGTCGAATTACAGCGTCAAGCCGCTCGCTGGATGCAACGCAACGATTGGTTCAATCCGGAGGGTGGCGACGAGGATTCCGAAATCGCCAAAATAATTGACCAGAAGTTAGTTAAAGAAGGATGGAATCCGGCAAGCCAAGATTATTGGGAAGAGTTAGATAAACGCTTGTCAAAGCGCCTGCCACACCATTACACTAGTAACCATGACGAAGGAAACAGTCGTCAATCTCGTAGACCAAGGAGTATTGTGACAAGCTCTGGACGCGAAGGCACGAGTGCAAGCGGCGCACGAAATTCTTTTGTGCTGTCGCCTGAACAAGTTCGTGCGATGAAAGATGCAGGTTTGTGGGACAACCCGCAAACTCGCAATCGCATGATCAAGCGTTACGCAGAACAGTCTCGTCAACAAAATTCTGGTTATAGGAGCTAAAAATGACTGAATCTCGTCTAAAAAAATCCCTTTCTGCTGGTGGCCGCGAGGATAGGTCTTCGCAAGATCAGAGCCGTCGCCCCGCAGAAGAACAGTTCATGTCAACGCAGGAAAGCCTCAAGGCTTGGAGCGATGAGTGGACGCAATCGGCTCTGCCGAAACTGTCAGTCAATGCCATCCCCGGATGGCACTTGTGCTGGCTCTCCACCACCAATAGCTACGACAGCATCGACAAGAGAATGCGGCTTGGGTATGTTCCCGTGAAAGCGGATGAGTTACCCGGGTTCGATAGTTTCCGAGTTAAGGCTGGCGAGCATACTGGTTTCATCTCTTGTAACGAGATGCTTCTGTTCAAGCTGCCGATGGAAATCTACCAAGCAGTCATGACCAAGTTTCACCACACTGCTCCTCAAGAAGAGGCGCAGAAAATTGAGGTGCAACTTGAGAATCTGCAAGGTCAGGCCCGCGACAGTGCGAATCGGCGCTTGCTACAAGTTGAGGGTGAAGGTTTTGGCCGGATCGACAAACAGCAACCAACTAACGCCCCTATTTTTGAGGGCTAAAAGGAGTCATTATGAGTGCTACTAATGCTCCGTTCGGTATGCGCCCTGCGTTCCATCCCTCTGGTCTGGATCGCGCTCGTGCATATGTGGACGGTATCGTCTCGGCTTACGGGTCGGACATTTTGAAGGGCCAGCCGGTCAAACTGGTGACTGCTGGCAACATTGAACCGGCCGCTACCGGTCAAGCGTTCCTTGGCGGCTTTGATGGCGTCGAGTGGACTGACACCACTGGTCGTCGCCGCGTGTCGAACTACTGGCCCGCAAACACCGCGTACCAGACTGGTTCGTGCATCGCGTATGTGTGGGATGACCCGCTGGTCGTGTATGAAATGCAAGCCGCTGGTTCGCTTACCCAAGCGTCCATTGGTGAGCAATTTGACATCACCAACGAAACCGCTGGCTCCACCACCACTGGCTTGAGCCAATGCACTCTCGGCACTTCTGCCGCTGGCGCTGGCAACAGCAAGCAAATGCGTGTTGTGAACCTCGCTCCGTACCCCGGCAATGCTTGGGGAGATGCCTACACGATTGTTCAGTGCCAAATTTCTGAACATCAATATGTCGCCGACCGCGGCGCAATCTAAGGAGGGCTGACAAATGGCATCCCCAATGCGTAGTACAGACTTTCGCAGTATTGTTGAGCCTATCCTCAACGAATGCTTCGATGGAGTCTATGACCAGCGTGCCGACGAATGGAGCCGCGTGTTCCGTCAACAAGAAGGCATTCCCCGCAACTATCACGAAGAGCCTGTCCTGTACGGATTTGGCGCTGCTCCTCAACTGCCTGATGGCACCCCGGTGACCTATCAGCAGGGCGGCGTGCTGTTCCTCAAGCGCTATGTGTACTCGGTGTATGGCCTTGCCTTCGCCCTGACCAAAGTGCTGGTGGAAGACGGCGACCATATCCGTATCGGTCAAGTGTATGCACGTCACTTAGCTCAATCATTGATTGAAACTAAGGAAACGCTTGCAGCTAACGTTCTTAACAATGCGTTTAACAGCAACTACCAAGGTGGTGACGGTGTTCAATTGAACTCTGCTTCACACCCTATCGTTAACGGTACTGCTTCAAACTTGTTAACTACAGCGGCAAACTTATCACAAACTTCACTAGAACAAATGCTTATCCAAATTCGTCAAGCAGTTGACAATAACGGTAAGAAAATTCGTTTGGTTCCACGTCAATTGATTGTGGCTCCAGGCAACTTGTTCCAAGCTGAAGTATTGTTGAAATCTGTACTACGTGCTGGTACAGGTAACAACGATGTAAACCCAATCAAATCAATCGGTTTGTTGGACGAAGGCGCGGCAGTATTGTCACGTTTGACTTCATCAACAGCTTGGTGGGTTCAAACAGATGCTCCAGAAGGTTTAAAACTTTTGATGCGTCGTCGTTTGGAAAAAACTATGGAAGGCGACTTCGAAACAGACTCTATGCGTTACAAAGCAACAGAGCGTTACGATTTGGGCTGGACAGACTGGCGTGCTGCTTACGGTACACCAGGCGTGTAATGAAGAGGGGAGCTTCGGCTCCCTTTTTTACTTTTTAACTTTGTAAAACTTTTCAAGAAGGATACAAATCATGCCTCAATTTAGTGATGATTTATTTTTAGGTTCAGCTGCAACCTACATGGGTACTAACGCTAACAATCCGTTAGGCGACCCGTCAGAGATGTCTTTAGGTGTTGGCCCATTAGGTCGCATCTATGTATGGGATTTAGTTCCATTAACAAAACAAACAAACAACATTTCAACTGCCGCAACATACACAGGCGGTGGTAATGCTGTATTAGCCGCTGGCACTGGCACAACACTTGTGACTCGCCAAGACGGTGTATCTGTAATTCAATTAGACTGCCCACGTGCTGTTTCTATCACAATCGGTACAGGCACTATTGCTGACCGTGCTGTGACTGTTACTGGCTATGACTTCTACGGTCAAAAGATGAGCGAAGTTATTCAAACTGGCACAACTCAATCAGTAACCATTGAAGGCGAAAAAGCTTTCTTCCAAATCTCTAGCGTAAACGTTGCCAACACTGTTGGTGGCACACTAGCTGTTGGTACTACTGACATCTTTGGTTGCCCAGTTCGCGTAACTAACTTAGGTTATGTAGGCACTTTGG